GGGGCGAGACATGGCGGGCGGGCGGCCAACGAAATACCAAACGGCCTATGCCGAGGGCGCCAGGCGGCTCGCCATGCTTGGCGCCACTGACCAGGAGGTCGCAGACTTTTACGAGGTGGACGTCGCGACAATCTATCGGTGGAAAATTGCGCATCGCGAGTTTTGCGAGGCCTTAAGCGCGGGGAAGGAGCTTGCGGACGCGCGAGTGGAGCGCTCCCTGTATCAGCGCGCAATCGGCTATGACCAGCAGGCGGTCAAGATTTTCATGCCCGCCGGGCGGGACGATCCGGTCTACGCCGAATACCGAGAGCGCATCGCACCCGACACTAACGCAGCGATTTTTTGGCTCAAGAACCGCAAGCCGAAGGAGTGGCGCGACCGGCAGGAAGTCGATGCCAGCATGACCATCAACATCGCTCGCGCCGATGCAGACCTATAGCCTGACGCCCAAGCAGGCTGATCTGCGCGCGCTGGCGTCATCGTCGGCGAGCAATATCCTATGCTACGGCGGTTCAAGGTCCGGCAAGACATTCGCGTTTTGTGACTTCGTGGCGACTCGGGCGATCAAGGCGCCTGGATCGCGCCACGCCATTTTCCGGCGCCATGGGGTCGCGGTCAAACAGTCGATTGGGAAGGATACGCTGCCCAAGGTTCTCGGGCTCAAATTCCCGGACCTGCCGACAAAATGGCATGAGCAGGACGGATATTTCAGCCTCGGGAACGGGTCGGAAATCTGGCTCGCTGGCCTTGATGACAAGGAGCGGGTCGACAAGGTTCTTGGCCGGGAGTTTGTGACCCTCTATTTCAACGAGGCGAGCGAAATACCGCTGTCGTCCTACCTCGTCGCCCAGACGCGCTTGGCCCAGAGCGTCAAGCAGGTCGATGGCCGCCCTCTCCCCCTGAAAACCTATGTCGACCTCAACCCCACGACCAATGCTCACTGGACCTATCGCATGTGGATCGACGGGGTAAACCCGGACGGCGAGACGCCGCTGGACCGCACGAAATACGGCCACATGGTCATCAACCCGATCGATAATGCCGACAACTTGCCGGCCGACTATCTCGACAATCTCCGCTCTCTGCCAGAGCGCCAGCGCCGCCGGTTTTTCGAGGGCTCTTATCTCGCCGACGTAGACGAGGCTCTGTGGCGTCGCAGCTATATCAAGCGCAGCCAGAACCTGCCGCAGCTCGCCCGGATCGTCGTCGCCATTGACCCCGCCGTGACCAGTGAGGCCGGGTCCGACGAGACTGGGATCATTGTGGCCGCGCTCGGGGAGGATGGCCGCGGCTATGTGCTGGCCGACGAGAGCGGAAAATACAGGCCCGAGGAATGGGCGCAGCGCGCCGTCTCGCTATACCGGACCTATTCGGCCGATCGGATCGTGGCCGAAGTCAACCAGGGCGGCGAGATGGTCGAGGCAACCATCCGGGCGCAGGGCGCCAATGTCTCGTACCGGTCAGTCACGGCAACACGGGGCAAGGTCACGCGGGCAGAGCCGATCGCGGCCCTATACGAGCGCGGACTGGTGCTGCATGTCGCCGAGTTTCCGGACCTCGAAGACCAGATGTGCGTCTTTACCACGGGCTTTGATCGCAAGGCCCAAGGATGGTCGCCCGACAGGGTTGACGCCCTCGTCTGGGCGCTGACTGACCTCTTCCCGGAGATGGTCGTGCGCAAGCCTGACGCCCCCATTTACATCGCCCCGCGCGCCGCGCTTGGCGCTACCCGGAGTTTTTGACGATGCCGCGCAAAAGCAAAGCCGAGCGCCTGTCCGAGGTCCACGCCCTGGCACTGCAGCAATTCGACGACAGCTACAACACCACGCGAGAGGACCGCGAGCGCGCCCTGAAGGCCCGCCGATTTGTCAACGTGCGCGGCGCGCAATGGGACTGGGACGAGGCCGACGACTTCCGCAACAAGCTCAGGCTCGAAATCGACCAGGTTTCCGGCGCCATCCTGCGGATCAAGAACGAGTATCGCAAAAACCGCATCTCCGCGCGGTTCCTACCTGCCGATGGTTCAGACTCCGATGATCTGGCCGAGGCCTGCGCGTCGCGGTTCCGGGCCGACACGATGGATGCGCCCGGTCGAGAGGCCCGCGACATGGCGTTTGACAGCGCCGTGGAGGGCGGGTTTGGCGGGCTGCGGCTCAGGACCGAGGTTGAATGTGGGGATGAGCAGCGCATCTGCCTCGAGGCCATCAACGACGCAGAAAGCCGCTTGTTTTTCGACGTCGATGCGCAGCGTAAGGACAAGTCGGACGCCGAGCATGCCTTCCTGATCACGCCTTGGTCGCGTCGCGCGTTTGTCGCCAAGTATGGAGACGAGTGTGCCTCATGGCCTGCGGGCATGGCGGCACAGTTCAAGTTCGAATGGTTCAACGCCGATCTGGTCTATGTGGCCGAGTACTTCATCAAGGAAAAGCGGACCGACACCTACCGGGTGTTCACCGGCTTCAACGACGAGAAACGGGAGTTCCTGGCCGACGAAATCACAGACGACGATCTGGAAGAGCTCGCGGCCACCGGCTTCATCGAGGGCGAGCCGCGCAAGGAGAAGGTCGACCAGGTCCACAAATACGTCCTGAACGGGGCCAAGGTTCTGGATGACAGCATCATTGCGGGGCGAGAAATCCCTCTGGTCCCGCAATATGGCCAGCGGACCGTCATCAACCATGTCGAGCGGTTCCGCGGCCATGTTCAAAAGGCCATGGATGCCCAGATCGTCTATAACCTGCAGGTCTCAAAGGTCGCGGAGACAGCAGCATCGTCGGGGATCGAGAAGCCCGTTTTCACCCCCGAGCAGATCGGCCCCTACGGCGAGTTGTGGCAAAACGACCACCGCGACAACAACGCCTACATGCTGATCAACTCGGTTCGGGACGTAAACGGCAACCCGATGCCGTCCGGCCCTGTGGCATTCACGAAATCCCCAGAGGTGGCACCGGCTGTCGCGGCCCTGATCCAGCTGACAAAGCAGGACATCGCCGACCAACTCGGCAATCCCGAGAACGCAGAGCAGATCGACCCCGGCGCCTCGGGCATTGCCCTGGACCTCATCCAGGGCCGGATCGACATGATGGCCTACGGCTACATGGACAACGCCGCGGATGCGGAGCGGCGCGTCGCCGAGGTCTGGCAGTCCATGGCGGCCGATGTCTACGTCGAGAAGGGCCGGAAGCTCAAAACCCTGAGCGAAGACATGAAGCGCGGCACGGTCGAGATCGGCCGCGACGTCATGGATGAAAATGGCGCGATCGAACCGGAGATAGATTTCAGCCGGGCAGCCTTTGACATCGAGACCGAGGTTGGCCCGACCAGCGCGAGCCGCCGCGCAGCCATCGTCCGCACGATCACCGACATGATGGGCTATTCAACGGACCCGGCGCAGACCGCGAAGCTGATGAATTTCGCGATGATGAACATGGAGGGCGAGGGCATTCAGCCGCTCCGGGATGATGCGCGCAAGCAGCTGATCGCGATGGGCGTGGTCAAGCCCACGAAAGAGGAAGAGGCGGAAATGGAGGCAGCTGCCAAGCCACAGGCCCCGGACCCGCAGGCAATGCTAGCCGGCGCCATGTCCAAGGAAGCCGAGGCAAAGGCGGCAAAGGCGCTGGCCGATACGTCCCTGGCCGAGGCCCGCACCAAGGAAAGCGAGGCCAAGGCGGCGCAAACGCTCGCCTCGATCCCGATCCAGCAACAGGAAAGCGCGTTGAAAACGGCACAGGCAATCGCAGGAGCAGTAAATGGCGGACAGTGACGTGATGGACGAGGTCGACCAGGACCATATCGAAGAGGATCAGGACGAGGTCGACCAGGAGGCGGTCGAGACGCAGGAAGAGCCTGAGGCCGAACTGCAGATCACGATCGCCGGCGACGAACCGGATGACGACGAAGACACCGCCGAGCTTGGCGAGAAGGGCCGCCATGCCCTGCAAGCCGCCCGGAAGGCGCAGCGCGAAGCCGCGTCCGAGGCCAGAAAGCTGAAGGCTCGCATCGCAGAAATGGAGGCGGAACGCGCCCCGAAGGTCGAAGAAATCAAGCGGCCGACGCTCGAAGAATGCGGGTTTGACGATGAAGCCTATGCGCGGCGGATGGAGGAATATGTTGTCGATCAGGCCGAGGTCAGGGCGCGCGCCGCGGCACAGGAGGCGGCGCGCAAGGCCGAAGAGGACGACTATTCCGAGCGCCACGGGCGATATACGGCCGCGAAGTCGGCGCTCAAGGTGGACGGGTTCGGCGAGGCGGAAGAAGCTGTCCGCGAGGCACTGTCCCGCGAACAGCAATCCATCCTGATCCGCAATCTCGATGACCCTGCAAAGATGGTCTACGCCCTCGGCCGGTCGCCGAAGGCGCTCGCCGAGTTGGCCAAGGTCAGGGATCTGGACCGGTTCGCCTACCGCCTCGCAAAGATCGAAGGAGAAATAAAAGTGACCCAGAAAGCGCCGCCGCCGGTGGAGTCGAAGCTGAAGGGCGGGGCGGGCGCCACGGTCGCGACCGGAACGCTATCCGCGCAACTCGCGGCCGCGGAAAAAGAAGCGGAACGGACCGGTGATCGGACGAAGGTTCTCAGCCTCCGCCGCCAGATTCAGGCCGCCAAATAGGCTGACTTGACGCGGGACCGCTATAGGTAGTATTTTACCCCACAGGTCCCGCTGCCTTCAAGAGCGCGAATTGTCCGGCCCCAAGCCCCGTCTGGCTTGCGAACCCCCGATCAACTCGCAATCCAGGAGGCTCTTGTGGCCAACGCTTTCTCAAAGCAGGAAACTGCTCTGTTCGACCGAGTCCTTGAGGGCTTCGCCGACGCGATGGTGATGTCGCACAACGTCACGATCAACAACAGCAAGGACGTCGACGGCCAGATTGTCGAACGCTCTCAGGGCGGCGCCGTCTGGCGGCCTATGCCCTACATCGCCACCGTCTACAACGGTGTGGACCAGACCGCGAACTTCAAGGACTACACCCAGCTCATGGTTCCCACGACCATCGGCTATCAGAAGTCTGTCCCGATCCAATTCACGGCGACGGACGCCCGCGACCGTGACTATCAGTTCAACAACATCAGCAAGGCCGCCGTCCAGGGCCTCGGCTCTTCGGTCAATCAGGCTGTGCTGAGCGTTGCCGCAACGGAAGGCTCGCTGTTCGTCAAGCGCACCGCTGGCGCCACGGGCTATGACGATGTAGCGCAGGCCGATGCCGTCATGAACGAGATCGGCGTCCCCATGTCCGAGCGGGTGCTGGCGCTGAACACCCGAGACTACAATGCCATGGCCGGGAACCTTGCGGCGCGCCAGACGTTCGATGGCGAGACATCGAAAGCCTACCACGACGCCTATATCGGCCGCGGCATCGCCGGCTTCGACGTGTTCAAGATGGACAACGGCTTGCGTCTTGCAGCCGCGGTCCCCGGTGCAGGTGTCACCGTCAACGGCGCCAACCAGCGCTATGTCCCCAAGGCCACCTCGACGGCCGCCTCGGGGGAAATCTCGCTTGTCGACAACCGCACTCAGGTCTTGACCATTACGGTCGGCGCCGGCGGCGCGCTGAAGGCTGGCGACAAGTTCACGATCGCCAACGTCAACTCGGTGCACATCATCACCAAGGCCGACACGGGCCAGCTCAAGACGTTCACGATCAAGGCGATCTTGACCGGTAACGGAACGGCGGGCACGAACACCGTGCAGATCAGCCCGCCCATTATTGCGGCTGACAGTTCGCCGACCCCGGCGGAAAGCCAGTACAAGAACGTCACGGCGACCCCGGCGGCGGGCGCGGCGCTGACCTTCCTGAACACGGCGACGGCGGGCGTGAACCCCTTCTGGCGCAAGGACTCGATCGAGTTGATCCCGTCCACGCCCGGCCAGAACCCCGGCGGGATCGATTTCCTGCGCGCGACGACGGATCAGGGCCTGACGATCCAGATGACGCGGCAGGCGGCCATCAACGACCTGACCGGCAAATATCGCTGGGACTGCTGGTTCGGTGTCGTGAACCTGAACCCGGAAATGAACGGCATCGCGATGTTCGGTCAGCCCTAATCGGCGGGGCGGCTTCGGCCGCCCTTCCCATCTTTACGGGGCATGGACATGTGGACGAAGCGCGACATCATCACCCAAGCCTATTCCGAGATTGGCAAGGCCGATTACGAGTTCGACCTGCTGCCTGAGGTCTTGCAATCCGCGCTCCGGCAGCTGGACGCCATGCTTGCGACTTGGGGCACGCAGGGAATCCGCCTCGGGTATGCGGGCGGCGACGGCAAGGGCGACATCGATGCGGAATCAGAGGTGCCCGGCTGGGCGGTCGAGGCGCTTTACCTTAACCTCGCCATTCGCCTCGCCCCGTCCTTCGGAAAGACGCCTTCCCCGAACACCCAGGCGGGTGCCAAGGCGACCTATGACGCCATCATGGCCCGGCTCGCGGCCCCCAGAGCGCGCGCGATCAGCGGCTACGCGGGCTCTGGCCGGGGCAATCTGCCTGTGAGGCCCGATGGCATGACGACAGGCAACGACGGCACCCTCGATTTTGGAGCGACCGGATGACCACGATCAACGAATTGACGGCCGCGACCTCATTTTCCGCCGCCGATCAGATTCCCCTCTGGTCGAAAGACGCGCAGGACACGCAGAGGGGGACATTGGCCCAGCTTGTGGCCTTTCTGCAGGGCGCGCTGACATTCCCCGGCCAGAACATGGCGCAGCAGTTCGCAGCCCCGAGCGCCACTGGCTTCACGGTTACGGTTTCTGCCGCCGATAGCTGGCTTGTCCTGACCCCCACGGCCGGCTTTGCCGCCGGGACCATCGTTTTGCCCGCCGTCCGTTCCAGCCAGCAGCGCATCAGGGTCAATTGCACGCAATCTGTCACCGCCCTGACGGTCAGCGGGGCGGGAACCACGGTCACTGGCGCCCCGACGACGCTCGCCGCGAACGCATTTTTCACGATGGCCTATGATGGCGTGACGAACGCCTGGTATCGCGTGGGCTGAATGGTCGCGCTGCCGATCATCAGCGGGATCGCGACGGTAGGAGCCGATTTTCGCAGCGCCTACCCAGTCAACCTGGTCCCGGTTCCCAAGATTCAGGGGATCAGCAAGGGCTATTTGAGGCCTGCAGAAGGGATCGTGACCGTCTGCGATGGCGGCGGGGCCAATCGGGGCGGAACGCGCTGGAATGACGAGCATTATCGCGTCATGGGCGGCAATTTCATCCGCGTTGGAGCCGACAATACGGTGACCGTGATTGGTGCGGTAGCCGGAAAGGACTTCGTGACCTTCGCGGAAAGCTTCAACCATTTGGCCATCAACGGCGGGGGCAAGGTCTACCTCTACGATGGGACCACCTTCGCCCAGATCACCGACCCAGACCTGGGCACGTCGCTCGATATCGAGTGGATCAACGGCTATTTCATGTCGACAGACGGGGCAAACCTTGTCGTCACGGACCTGACTGATCCGTTTTCGGTCAACCCCCTGAAATACGGGTCGTCGGAGATCAACCCGGACCCGGTTGTGTCGCTTCAGAAGCTCCGCAACGAGATTTACGCGGTCAACCGCTTCACCATCGAGGTTTTCGCGGCGGTGGCGAACCCCGGCGCGGGATTCCCGTTCGCGCGTGTCGAGGGCGCCCAGATCATGAAGGGTGCCGTAGGCTCGCGGGCGTCTTGCGAGTTCAAGCAGGCCCTTGCCTTTCTCGGGTCCGGAGACAACCAGCCGCCTTCGGTCTGGCTGGGGTCGGGCGGACAAGCGGTTCGGCTGTCCACCCGCGAGATAGACGACACGCTGCGCGGCTATAGCGATGCGGACCTGTCGGCGGCGGTTTTGGAAAGCCTGATGGATCGGGGCCACGAGCTTCTTTACATCCACCTTCCCGATCAGACGCTTGTTTTCGACGGGAACAGTTCAGAGGCCGTGGGCCAGCCGGTCTGGTTCGTGCTGCAATCCGGGGCCATACCGGGCGGCTACCGCGCGCGCGGCATGGTCTGGTGCTATGGAAAATGGAACGTCGGCGACCCGTTCGGAACATTGATCGGGCAGTTGAGCGAGGATGTCGGATCGCATTACGGCAACGTGACGCGGTGGGAGTTTTCGACCCCGATCATCTATAACGAGGGGCAGGGGGCGCAAATCCATGATCTGGAGCTTGTTGCCCTGACGGGGGACGTGGCGCTTGGGGATGACCCCCTGATCGCCACCGAATATTCGCTGGACGGCGAAACGTGGTCCCAACCGCGCTATATCCGGGCCGGGCGGCGAGGTGAGCGGTCAAAGCGGCTGGTCTGGGACCGGCAGGGCAGTTTCAAGAACTGGCGGGTGCAGAGGTTCACAGGTGATAGTCGCGCGCACCTGTCGTTTGCGGCCCTGCAGGCCCGTATGGAGCCTCTGGCATGGTAGAGCCGCTGAACCGGGACACACTGTCGCGCATTTGCGATGGCGACCACCGGGCAATCCGGTTTTTCGAGACCCTGACCGACGCTGTGAACGGGCTTTCTGGGGTCAGTCAGTCGGCCCCTGCATCTGGCGCGGCTGCGACCTTCACAAACCTGCCGTCTGGGTTGTCCGAAATTCGCGTGATGTTCGATGGGCTGGCCATTTCGGGGGCGGGGAACATTCTGATCCAGCTTGGCACCGCGGCGGGGTTCGAGGCCGCGGGATATGCCTCCACCTCGGCTTTTTCCAATGGGGCCAGTGTTGGACAGGTCGCTGATGACACGGGTTTTGTCGTGTGGCTCGGCGGAGGGTCTCTGCAGGGGGAAATGACCTTGTCGCGGTTTCGGCCCGGAGAGGAATCCTGGGTTGCCTCGCACGTGGTGAGGCGCAGCGCGACGCAGGCCGCCTTCGGGGCAGGGGGCGCAAAGACCCTTGCGGCACCGGCTACGCAGCTTCGCGTCACCCCGACCGGCGGTCTTACCCTGACTGGCGGTCGCGTTTCACTGCTCTACCGGTAGCGTTGGGCCTTCCCAGCAGGCGCTTGTGGTAGTATAATACCGATGCTGCGTATCGCTCCGCCAGCGGGCACTCCTTATCAGGATGGTCTGGCTTGGATCACGCGGCGCAGCTTTCCCAGGATTTTGATCAGCTCGGGCTCCCCGTAGAGGCGCGGGACTGGCTTCTGGACTTGTGGCGCGCGATCCAGCTTCTGGACGATGCCGCTGACGGCGATGCGATCGACCCTAGGACAGTGCCGGATGTGGTATGGGCGCTCTTCGTCCGTATGCCGCTCAACGACTTCTATCGGAGGTACGCGGCAAGCCTAATCCCGATCCTTTCGGTGCAAATCCTGAAATGGGACGCCGCCAACCAGGCGGAACGCGCGGGCAATGCCGACGAGCGGTCCTACATGTGGCGAGCCGGCTATTACGATGTCGTCCTCGCTGTCTGCCAAATGTGCGGCCTGACCGCAGCCGGTCCCGCAGTTATGGCCATGTATGGCGAGACCTTTACCGACTATAGGGGGGAGTTTCCATGCCCAACCCCCTGATCGCGGGAATTGGCCTCTCCGCCGCCTCTGGCATGGCGCAAAGCAGCGCAGCCGGAAAAGCGGCGGATGCACAATCGCAGGCGGCCGCTGATCAGGTCGCGGAGTCCCGTCGTCAGTTCGATCTGGTCCGCAACCTGCTGCAGCCCTATGTCGGCGCCGGGAATACGGCGCTTGATGCGCAGATGTCTCTTCTGGGCCTCGGCCCCCTGTCGATGTCGCAGGGAACCCTGCCGGCAATCGAGACCATCGCCGGATCGCCTGGCGGGCAGACAGGCGCCTCTCCAATTCGGGGCGGCGACCGTGGGCGCGGCGTCCTTGACGGCTTCGGCGGCCTCGGCGTGCAGAGCCAGGCCCGTCCCGATCCGACGCGGTACCGGGTCAACGGGCAGTTGTTCAACACACTGGACGAGGCAAGCGCCTATGCCGACCAGAACCGGACCTTCACGAACGATCCCAACGCCCGCCAGACCGCGCAGCAGCAGGCAATCGACAACCTCGCCAACGGGGCGCAGTTCCAGTCCCTGGTGAGGCAGGGCGAAGATGCGATCCTGGCCAATGCCTCGGCGACGGGCGGTTTACGTGGCGGGAACACGCAGGCAGCGCTGGCACAGTTCCGCCCGCAGATGCTGCAGGCGCTGATCGACAAGCAACTCGCCAACCTCGGCGGGATTGCGGCGAACGGCCAGAACGCCGCCGGGATGACTGGCACCGCGGCGTTGCAGACCGGTCAACAGGTCAATGCGGCCTACGGCGATCGAGGGGCGGCTCTCGCTGGCGGCGCTTTGCAGCAGGGCAAGATTTTCGGCGACACGCTCGGCGGGATCGGGAGCGGGCTTGGCTACTACATGGGCCAGACCGGCGGCGTTCCTCAGGGCGCGAGCCTCTTTGGCAGTTGGGGGTTCTGATGGTTCAGCCGTTCGACTATTCGATGGGCGTCCCGGACCCAATGGGGATGATGGTTCAGGGCTTTGGGCTCGGCCAGCAGCAGCGCGCCAATGAGATGGCGATGCAGCAATCCGCTGTTCAGGAGCAGCGCGATGCCACGCTTTTCGATCAGGCCCAGCAGGACCGGCAAGCCAAGCTGGCGGAGGCCGAGGCCCAACGCCAGGGCGCGGTGGCATTGCAACAATCCATGGTCGCTCTTGGCCAGAAGGTTGCGGCGGGGACTGCAACGGCCAACGACTTTGCCCAGCTTTCGCTGGCCCACCCCGAGATGGCCGGCCAGTTGAAGACGGTCTGGGATGGTGTGTCGAAGGAGCGGAAGGCCAATGATGCCGCGGGTCTCTTCAGGGCCGCCACGGCCATCAAGTCTGGACGCCCGGACATCGCCGAAAAGCTGCTGGATGACTATGCCACCGCAGCCGAAAACAGCGGCCAGAAGATGGACGCGGACCTCGCGCGCGGGGTGCTGGGCATCATCAGGGCGAACCCTTCGGCTGGGCTGACGCAGCTTGGCATTCTGCTTCACAGCGTTGATCCGGATGCGGCGGAAAAGGTGTTTGGGGCAGGGGACGCGAAGACCGCGACCGCCGGAGCGCCTGACGGAACCATGTGGGTTGACCCGGCCGACCCCAGCAAGGGCGTTTCGCCCATTCCGGGCATTGCTCCGTCTGGCCCCGAATGGCGGCAGGCTACGCCGGAAGAGGCCGCGAAGTATGGGGCGACAGCAGGCCAGATCAACACGAAGACCGGGAAATTCGAGGCCGAACGGCCCGCGAATGGCATGTCCCTGACCGTGAACCCGGATGGCTCCACGAGCTTTGTGCAGGGGCCCGGCGTTACGGACAAGCAGGCGGCGCAGGCGAACCAGAATGCGGTAACGTCCAATGTTGTTCTTAATGCTGCGGCAAAGGCGCGCGATCTGATCGGGGCGACAACGACCGGCATATTGGGGGCAGGCACATCCTACAACCCGCAAGGGGATGCGGCGGAGCTATACCGGCAGGTTGACGTCCTCAAGGCCAATGCGAAATCGGCAAACTTGAATGCCATGCGGCAGGCAAGCCCTACCGGTGGGGCACTGGGGAACGTGTCCAACGCGGACATTCAGATGTTGTCTGACAAATCTGGTGCGCTTGACCCGAAGGCGGGGCCTAAGCGTTTCCGCGCCCAATTGGACGATTACGAGAGAACGCTTTTGCGCGTCATTCATGGCGTCGAGGCGGGGGACCGGATCTTCAACGAGACGCGCCCCCCGCCGGTGCCCGGTCAAGGTTCGCAATCTCAGGATCAGCCCCCGCCTCAAGTTGGTGACTGGATGAAGACATGGGGCGGTGCCTCCAAGTGACCTTGAGCGCAACCAAAATCCATAGCGTCGAAGCAGCAAGGCCCTGCCCAAAGCTGTTTAAGGCGCTGGACGCAAAGAAGAAAAAGAAGACGGCCCAAGCCCAGGCGAGAAGCACTCCCATGGCGGGAATATAGGAGAACCCTACAAAAATGGCAACGGCGGCGGACTATCGCGCAGCAGCGGATCGAGCGGAGGCGGCCGGTGACACGGAGGCCGCTGCCGGCCTGCGCGCGTGGGCCGACAAGATTGATCCGCCGCCGCCGAAATATTCGTTCGCCCAGATTCTAGCCGCCGCCGACAACGCTAAGAGGGGCGGGGACATCGAGGCCGCTAACGGCTTGCTCTCCTACGCCAACTCCCTAGCCCCGACTGGGCAGAAATTGGTCCCATCGCAGGCGGGATCGCCAGAAGCGCTTCTGGGATATAGCGCAACCCTCCTGCCGACCAGCCCTCAAAGCCCCAAAGGCGATACATTCGGGGATACGGCTGGGGCGCTGATGGAGGGCCCGTTGCAGGCCGCCGGCACCTTCGGTCATGCACTGATGAACAGGGGCGAGGGAAGCCCCAGCATGGCGGCCATCAAGGCAGACCCCTGGCTAGGAAAACTTCCCGGCCCGGTGCAATCCGGTCTTGGCTTCGCTGGCGATGCAGCGGGCGGTGCTTTGTCGCTTCTCGGCGCCGGGCTATCCGGCGTCATCGGGCTTGGAACCGAATTTGTCCCAAAACAGGATTCCGCGCAGGAACAGAAGCTGGGCGGCGACTTGGTCGACATGTCCATGTTTGCAGCCCCTGAAATGTCAGGGGTCAGTTCCGGGGCGATGATGACCGGGCGCGCGGCAGCCCCTTCTGCCGGCACCATCCCATCGTTAGTCAACGCAACGATTGCCCCGACTGTCGCGGCGCGCACGCCGGCCGGAATCGGGGCATTAGTGCAACAAGCCGCTCGCGGTTCGAAACGAGCCACCCAAGCGCTTGCCTTTGAGGCCCGCTCAAACCCTGAGGCGGCAGCGGCGGCGGAACGGTTCGGCGTCAGCCTGCCTGCGGATGTCTTGTCGGACAATCCATCGGTAAAGGCGGCAGCGGGCCTGACCCGCTCCAAGGTTGCGTCAGAAGCTGAAGGCCTATGGGCCCGCAAGGTTGCCGAGGTCCGCGATGGGGCGGATGCGCTTATTCAGAAGATTGGTAGCGGAGACAATATCGCGACCGTCTCTGACAGAGTGAAATCCTCTCTGCAATCGACCAGGCAGGCCTTGGACGACCAGGCGTCCGCGCTTTTCGGCGAGGTCGACGCGGCGGTGAAGCCCTCCACAAATGCTGTGGTCAGTAACACCGTATCGGCCCTTAACAAGACCATCGAGGATATGGGTGGCATCGAAGGGATGACACCGCAAGAGCGCCAGCTCTATGGCCTCGTCACTAGCGATCAGCGCGTCACCTACGCCCGCCTGCAGCGTGAAAAATCGCTTATCGGCAAGGCATTGGCCCGGCAGGACAGCCCCTATTCATCGCTCGACAAGGCGACCCTTAGTCGCCTCTATGGCGCTCTCGCGGATGACCAGATGGCGACTGTTTCCGCGACGGGAGATGCCGCGCTCGCCGAAAAACTCAAGGCCGCGAACGGGTTCACTACCCAACGCAAGGCGCTTGAAGAAAAGATGGTCGGGATCTTCGGCAAGGATCTTGAAGGCTCAATCGCGGGCAAGGTCATGGGCGCCATGAAGTCGGGCGTCGCCGGTGATGTCGGGGGCTTTGTCCGGATCATGAAGGTGGTGCCAGAAGGGCTCCGCAAGGACGTGGTCGTCTCGGCCCTGTCCAATCTCAGCAAGTCTCGCCGCGCCTCTCAACCTGGCTTCGGCCTTGCCGAGTTCAGCAAGGCTTGGGGGGCGATAAGGGAGAACAAGCCGATGCGATCGGCTATCGGCGTGCAGATCGGACCGGATGGGATGCAGATGCTTGATGACCTGAATTCTGTGGCGACACGGATTCAGGCCGCAGACAGCTATGTGCTTCGCACCGGCAAGGCCAATCAGGCCATAGAAGACGCGATGAATGCGAATGGCCTTGTCCGTGGGGTTCTCGAATCGAGCATCGGCAAGCGGGCCGCCAAGGCCGCATCAATCGGCGCCGGGGGATTTGTTGGCGGACCGGCTGGCGCTGTCGCGGCGGATGCTTTGACCGCCACCCTGATGGGCGCCAAGCCCGATATGGTCGCGAAAGCAGGAAAGTTGTTCGCAAGCGATGAGTTTGCGGCGGCAGCTTTGGAAGCGGGAAAAGGCAGCATTTCCCCAGCCACTGCTGAGCGTCTTTCCCGGTCCGCAGCTTTCAAGGCCTGGGCCAAGGAAGCCGGTATCGATGACGCAACCGGATGGATCAGGTCGACGCTCAGCGGGGCAACTCCCGCTGCAGCACAGGCCGCGAACAGCGAGCAGTCCCCCTACGACGGTCTTTTCCAGAGGTATGGCCAATGAACGCGCTCGACCTCATCCGCGGTTTCGAGAGCTACCGCGACAAGCCCTATTGGGACGTGAACGCCTTCCGGGCGGGGTATGGCAGCGACACCACTACGCTGGCCGATGGCCGCGTCGTTCCGATCGCTACCGGCATGGCGGTATCCCGTGACGACGCCGAACGTGATCTAAGCCGCAGGGTGACGACCGAGTTCATGCCGCGAGCCATCTCTGCGGTCGGGCAGGACGCATGGAATGGCCTGAACGAGGGCCAGCGCTCGGCGCTCCTGTCGATCACTTACAATTACGGAACCCTGCCGCGCTCCGTCGCCGAAGCAGTGCGGAGCGGTGATCCGAGGGCCGCATCGGCCGCAATAATCGCGCTCGGCGCCCACAACAATGGTGTGAACAAAGGCCGACGCGAAAAAGAAGCCGCCATCTATGCCGGACTTCCGCCGGGTGGGCAGTCAACTGACCCACAAGCCCGCAGCGTCACCCCGGTTGCCTACGCCTACGCCAACGGCCGGATGACCCCTGAGGATGCCAAGCTCTACGAGCGCGGCATGATGGAAGGCCTCTTCCCGAAGATCGAGGCGCCAACCATCGAAGCCCGGCGGCCGCGCCCCGCCATCACGCCGCTGCAAGCCGCACCGGTTCAGAACGCCACCCCGCTCCGCAATTACCCCGGTATCTGACATGGCTATCAACAGCATCCTTCCCCCTTACCCAGTCTTCGCGGACACTACCGGGAAGCCGCTGGAAGCGGGCTTCATCTACATCGGCCAGCCGGGGTTCGAGGCGCGTTCGACCCCGAAAGCGTCCTTTTTCGATGCAGCGGCGACAATCCCGACCGGAACGGCGACTGGAGCGGCGGTGCGCACGAGCGGCGGCTATCCGATCCGCAACGGCGCGGCGTCGATGATCTATGTCGACGGCGGTTATTCAATCACGGTCACGGACAAGAACGGCGTGGTCATCTACACCTCGCTGACGAGCACCCTTGAAATCGGCAACCCCAGTTCGATGGTTGCCCCGATCCTAGCTCCGGACGGCAACCTTGTTGCGACGGGATACGGCTATATCAGCGAGCCGAATACCGGCCGAGTGCGGTCTGCCGCTGGGGTGGAGCAGGACGTTATCCTCGGCAACGTGGTTGCGCAGCGAAGCGCGGCGGGCAGCGAGTTTGTCCTGCCCGTCACGATCGACGCCATCCGGTCCTCGACTAACCTGAACCTCCTGACGACCGGCGAGGGCTGCGTCGTCTACACGAACACGGCGACGGGGGCCGAGGCTGGAGCCTACACGGCAACCATGCGGTATCGGGGGAACGGGACGATCGCCGTTCAGGAGGCCTATATCCCCGGGGTCGGCTTTCGCATCCGCACCTATGCGGCTTCGACATGGTCGGCGTGGTCCTCTCCGACTGCCGGTTTTGGCATGTCGGCCTTCATCCTGTCTTTCTTGGCGGCAGCCGACAAATCCACTGCCGCCACAACCCTTGGGGTCAAGCAGGCGACGCCAGTCTCCAAAAAGGGTTTGTCAGGTGCCGGGGCAACATCGTTCGCCGTGACGACTTCCTCCTTCACTGCCCCTGTCGACGGAATCGCGAAAATCAGCGGCGGATTTGATGCGACCGTAGCCTTCAACGCTGCCACGTCGACTATCACTGCAAGCCTTGGTGCGGTGGCGAATGCCGATGGGACCGCAGGCCCGAAATCCTTCGGGACCATTGCGATGGCAGCCGGGCAATCCTCAACCTTCACCGTCAGCGTCACCAACTCGACGGCTGGCTTCCTGATGCCCTGGGTGACGATGGAGTTCATCCCAACCCCTTGAAAAGGATAGAACATGGCAAGTATAATACCAGTTAAGATACCGGTATCGACCAATATGCAGGTTTTCCAATGGGGTCCAATGGCCGCCGGGGATACCTGCGTTCCGCTCGAAATCGGAAACCAGTGGCCCCTTCTGGCGAATGTCCAGTTCACCGGCACCTTCGGCGGCCCTGTCGCGTTCGAAGGGTCGAACGACGGCACAAATTTTGCCGGCATCCAAAGTGGTGGGACTGCAATTTCGGCCACTGCGGCGGGCGCCTTCGATTTTTCCTCGGCGATGCGGCAACTCCGGCCCAACCCTGGGGCAGGGGTCGGCTCCGTCACCGTCACGATTTGCATGAGAAGCTGACATGGACGCGGGCGTCCTGATCCGTCGCAGGAGGGCAGGCAAGACACTGCCGCCGCTGGTCATTGTGACCCAGCCGTCGCTCGACACGCCCAACCTTAAAGTGGGCGCAACGCTGGCATCATGCGCCATCGCCGGTTCCTATACCTGGCCCGGCGGCCCCGTGACCGAAAGCTGGTCGTGGCTGGTTGACGGCGCCGCCAAGACAGGCGCCTACGTCATCGCCGCCGGAGACGCGCAGATCGAGGCCTACGTGACCCTCTCTGCAACTGGTCTGACGGGCGTGTCGCCGATCCACCTCGGCCCGGTCCCCGTGACCAACTCGGCGCCTGTTTCGGGTCAGGGCTCGATTACTATCGAGGTCGCAACTGGCGCGGCTACCTTTACGACCGTTTCTGGTCAGCTCACCCGCTTCAAGGATACCGCCAACTGGCCAACCACGGACGGCAAGATTACCATCGCCATGGATATGACGGTCGCTGCGCTCGGCACCACTCAATACCTCTACGAAATGGACAACGGCCACATCAGCCTGCAAGTGGTGGCCGACGGTCGCCTTTTCCTCTCGATCAAGGATGGCGCCAACACCGCCGTCATCACCTCCGTTGTCATCGGCACCATCGCGGCGAACACCCGATATGACATCATCGTGGCCGTGGACCTGGCCGCGCTGACCGCCTGGACGACGATTGGCGGTGTCACGACCGCGCGCACCCTCGGCGCCAACAGCGGCATCCTGTCCAGCGCGTCCCGCAAGTTGTGCCTGCTCGCGCGCGCGGGGGGCACCACGAACAACGTCATCGGCTCGATCTACAAGCTCGAAGTCTGGAACGACTGCGTGAGCGGCGGCGGCCGCCCGGCGAGCGACACGCTCCTTCGCGCCAACGGCCGCATCGTTCCGCCCGCCGCCACCGCCAATGCGCACCCGTGGAAGCTGGGAGGCGACGTCACATGATCTGGCGTTTCAAATCCAACAGAGGGCGCGTGGGCGCGGGCATGAACCGCATCATCGACTATCGAGCCGATGGCTCGATCTGGCTCTGGACCGGCGAGCGCTGGTCAGAAACCGAACTCATCCCCGACGCACCCCCGCCACCTCCCGTGAACCATGCCCCCGTGTCCGGGACAGGAACGCTGACGATCCTCATGGAGCCCAAGCCGTGACGCGCTATAGCAACCAAACCCCGATCCATCTCGCCGGTCCGACGCCTTCGACGGACGCCGACGGCGACACGATGACGATTTCTCACGTCGGCCTGACTTCGACTCCGCCGCTGATCGATTGGGCGACGGTGACGGTGGTCGCGCTCTCGATTCCGGGGAAGGGGACGCTGGAAATCGCCCAGAGCGGCCTGCCGGTCTATGACGACCTGGGCGACCCATCTAATCATCCCGGTGCGGGCGGGCATGCGATTGTTCGGGTCTATTATCGCGTCATCGACAGCAAGGGCGCCATCGCCCCGAACGTCGGCTATTGCGACATCGACCTGGCAACCTTGGCGGCCGAAACGACGCCGCCGGCCCTTGCCTCCATGTCTCCGGCGATCAACGCGACAAACGTCGATCCGGATGTGGCCCCGCTGCTGCAGTTCAGCGAGAAAATCCAGCAGGGAGCCTCGGGCAAGGTACTGACGGCATGGAACGCGACCACGAACGCCGCGATCCAGACATGGACTATTCCGGGTGACATCGGCTCGGGTCCGGGCAAGGTCCAATTCATCGATACCAATGTGGTTCCGCGCTTTACGGCGGCGCTGCCCAATGGGACCAAGGTTGCCTTCCGCTGGGATGCGGGCTTCGTCAAAGACCTGCCGGGCAACGCCGTTGCCGCGCAGACCGATGACAGCGTATGTTTCACCACAGTTCCAGCGGTCGCAACCCTGCTTTATCCCGATGATCCGTCGGGCTGGCGCGGGCGGTCAACAAACGTCGACATCGACCCGATCGGAGCGATCATCGTAGATGCCGCGGGAACTGGCTCATATACGACGATCAGCGCGGCCATGGCTGCGGCCTCGGCTGGCAACACGATCGCGGTAAAGGCTGGTGTCTACCCCGAGGCCATCGCATTCAAGGCCGGTGTAAGCCTTCAGGGATGGCACACGGATCGACCGATCCTTTCGGCGCAACAGCCCGTGACCGGTTTTGTCCAATGCTCGGCAGCCGATGTTGGCGTTCTGGGGTCTGTCCTTGGCGTCGCGGGCAGCCCGGTCTGGAAGAAGACGGGCATGCTCAAGTCCTCGGTGCCGGTCACGGACCTCTTGGGCCTCGCGCCCATGGAAAACTGGGTGCCGCTCTTCAATGCGCAGGACGTGGGCGACCCTAGCAACCCGGATTTCCAAGAGGACGAAAGCCGGTTTCACAACATCGCGGCACATGGCGGCGACTACATCCTTAGCGGTACGAACATCATCGGCGTGACGGATGGCACCGTCATCAATTCGAGCCGCTATACCAATGCCCAGCTTCTGGCAGCCAAGGTTCGCTACTACGGCTCGCCGAATGAAATTTACATCGCACAGATCACCAGCGCGGATGTGACCGCCGGAACTATCGGCTTCGCCAATCAGAGCAAGGTCGTCGACGGCACGGGCCGGAAGCGTTTCGCCATCCAAAATATCGCCCCGGCGATGGTCGCCGGAACGTTCTTCTTTGTGGACAACGGGACGACGTTCGATCTCTACGTCTATCCCTACAATCCCGCGAACATCGACAAGCTGACGATGGTCGCCCGCAAAACCATCATCACCCTCCCGAACAGCGGGTCGGACATCGCGATCCGTGGGTTCCGCTTCATGGGGGCGTCTGGGCCGGGCGCCTGCGAAGGCACCGCGATTACCAAGGTCAGCAATGGCGCCAAGCTTAGCAACATCACCATCGAGCACAACGAGTTTGTCGGCGGCGCGAACACCGGCCAGCTTCACTACGGTGCGATCTGGCTTGTCACCTGCGACAACATCCTGATCCAGCACAACTCTTTCAAGTGGTGCATGGCGCACGGGATTTTCCCGAATGGATCGCTGTCCGACCAGAACGTCTGCACGATCCGCCGCAATGTGTTCCTGAGGTGCGGATCGGCCTCGGCCAAAGCCTATCGGCAGAACAAGTGGGCGTTTGTGCACAACTACGCCGAGAAGTGCGGCTACCGCGCGCATGGCAACCTTTCGAACGTCTATGCTGGCGGCCTCGATGCTGTCTGGTGGGGCAACGAGTTCCCTTGGTGCAATGGGTATCTGACCGCCCAGAACATGCAAAACCCCAACTATTGCTTCAACTTCCTGCCCTGTGACGACAAATATTCGGCGAGCCCGTCTGATCGGTCGAACCGCAAGATCGCCAACCAGGGCGCGACGGGCATCAGCAGGGTGTTCAACAACACCGCGCCGCCAGTTTTTTCTGGTCTGGCCAACACCGGGCATATGGCCATCTACGCCGGCGGGTCTGGCATGACCTCGCGCTACGCCAACAACATAAACCACGGCATGCCGGTTCCCGGCGACCAGGCCGGAACGGTCGAATATGCCAAGTGCAACCTGCATACGCATACCGGCTATTCCGGGTCGGTCGGCGGGAACATCGACGCCTCGGACTTCACCGGAGCCGCAGGAAAGTTCGACACGACGAACGTGTTCCAACCGGACTTGTCGCTGGTCTACGCGGACTACGCCAACCGCAACTGGGCGCCCGCCAGCGCGTCGTCGCCGCAGAAGACGATGTCGACCTGGGATATCCAGAGCGAGGTGACTGGCTACTTCATCCCGACGTTCACAGGGTCCACCCCGTTCAATGTCCCCGTCGGCGATTTCTCCCTCGATTGCAAAGGCAACCCGATCAACTACGCCGCCCTGAAAATGGGCGCGGATCAGAGCATCTGAGGTCGGGACCGTGGACAGCAAAGACCCGAACCTCATCCAGCAGGTCTTCGATGACCGGGGCGCGCTTCTGGTGTTCTTCGGCGCACTCGGCGGGCTGGTGCGCTCGGCGGCGCTCAAGACGACCTGGAAGGAAGGGCTGCGCGTCACCTTCATCGGCGGCGCCTGTTCCTTCGGGGTCGGCGTCCTCGCTCCCACGATCCTCAAGCCGTGGATCGGCGCTCTGCCGGAGGGCATCGAGGGCACCTTGGGCGGCATTTGCGCGGCCGCATTCCTGGTCGGACTGGTCGCCGTCACCATGATCGAAAGGTTCATCGCAGGAAAAGGAGGTGAGCAATGATCCGCGCGCACAAGACCACCCCGAACGCTGACGCTACCCGCACGCTCATCTTCGGGGTCGTCGTGGCGATCTGCATCATCGTCGGCCTCGACCCCGCTGTGGTCCTCTGGGAGCGCTATGCGTCCCACCGACCGTGGATCACGGCCAGCATTGAGATCGTCCCGTCGCAAGAGGGCAAGCCGAACATCCTTTACAAGCCCATGGCTCGCTTCCCGGTCAATGGCACCTGGACCGCCTTTCTACAGACCGAAAGCGGCATGCGCACCCGGTCAGGCAAGGGCGAGGGTGACTACAAACCCAACGATCGGCCGCCGCAACTGTGGGCCTGGGCGGACTGGCTCGGGTTCGATCCGCCGGAGCCGCGCGAGCCCTATCAGGCCTGCGTGTTCTATCACGCCCAGTCCGACCGGGGCGTATGGGATCAGTCAGACCCGGTTTGCTCGCCTTTCTATGACCCCGTGACGCGGAGGACGCTGAAGTGAACGTCACCGCCCTTGGCCTCGACCTCAT